CTTCATTTTGCAGAGTTTTAGCTGCGTCTAACTGATCTTGCAACTCTAACTTTAGTTTTTCTAAATGAGACGTATCAATAGTTTGTCCACACGAGGGACAAACATCATTAACTCTAATATTTGCGATATCATTTTCATATTTCATAATATCACGTTTATACATATTTAGATTTTCTTTTAGAGTTTGATACTCGTCCCAGTGTTCAAACTCTGCGGGAGCAGTTAAGCCTGCATCAAAAATAATAGCATCTCTTTCTTCAACGTACATATTATTCTTATCAATTTTTTTACAAGTTGTTTCGTAATTCGTTAATTCTTGCTGTAACACACCTATTTTCTGCTGTAAACTTTCGTCTACTGCTGGTACTTCTTTCTCATATTTTACATCTGGAATAGTTGTAATAGATAAGAAATCTTCAATGGTTTTTAACTCACCTTGTAATTTAATAAGCTCTTTATCAACTTCAGAAGAGCGTATTTTAATTTTCTCTCCTACGGCAATATATTTTTCTAGATTGAATAGATTAATTAAAAACTTTTTACGATTTGCATCTGTAGCCCTGAGAAATTCAAGCAGATCAGTTGAAGATTGGTATGTTAACTGAGAAAATACTTCAAAGTCTAGTCCTATAATCTGTGAGAGCATTTTGTATGTGTCTAAAACTTTGTGGTCTGAGACATCTTTACCGTTTTCAATTAATTTAACTTTTGTTTGAGCACCTGTTCTAGTCACAGATACTACATAATCTTTACCGTCAGCAACAAAAGTAAGTTCTGAATTCCAGTTCTTTTCTTTTGACCAACGATTAAGTATGTCAGCTTTTTTGATTCCTTTAATGTTTTTATTGAAAAGAGTCTCTTGAATAATCATAGCGATAGACGACTTACCGCTACCATTAGGAGCAGTAAGCTGAGATATTCTAGCTTTATCAAGAGCTATAACATTATCTTTCCCATAAGAAAACATATTAGAAAATTTAAGTTCTTTAAGAGTAACTTGAGTCATTTAAATCTTTTCCATGTTATAAATGGTTCATACGGTATGTGACCGTTTAATTCGTTAATTTTATTAATTATTTTAGTCATGTACGGTTGAGAAAATTCCCAACCAGTAAGTTTAGGTCTTCGTTTTAATTCTGGATATTCTCTAAATATAAACTCAGAATCTTTATTACCTGCTTTTGTTCTACTATAGTTTGCTGCATACCAGCAAAAAATTGGTTCTAACGAGGTAAATGTAAAAAATCTTTTTCTCATATTGATAGCGTATTTGACCATATTTGGTGAATCTTCTTGCCAACCTATTCCTATAGTATCATGAAAGTCAGGATTGTGTCCAGAGAAGATTATAATCTCTTCGGGGTCTATATAATTAAATAAATGAGTGAGAGCCATCTGAGAGTGTGAGCGTATAAACTGTCCACAATCAATGGCTTGCTGAATTGTATTGTCAATAAACTCATCAAGTGAGAGCTTTACTACTTTATAAGAGATGTTTCGATCTTTACACCACTTAACTGCCCATATAATATCCCCGCGATTCATCCCATCAAATATAGATAAAATTAATACTCTAAAACGAATTCCTAAGTGATAAAAGGTTTCAGCTGTCGCCTCAGAGTCAATACCACCACTCATAGCGATTACATAGTCACCTTTATGGTAAAGATGAAATTTAAGAGCAAGATAACTAAGATCATACCTAAATTTAGAGCTTCTGTGTTTATATTCTGGCACTGACACTGTTACATTATCAGTTACTGCACCCCATTTAAAGTCTGCAGGACGCCACCAACTACCGTTTGAATACTTCCAGAATGTTCTATTACACTCTAAGATCAAGACTCTTAAACTCGTCTAAGATTGTGTTTGTATCTGCAACCTTAATATGATTAAGATAAATCTCTAGTTCTTCGTAGATAGATTTATTTTTAAGGTTAAGTGTCACATCTTCTTGTGGTTTTTCTACTACTTTTTTGTCAAGCAGGTCAGAGCGTTCAATTTTAGACAGTTGATCAATATTACCCTTTACCTCATAAATCACATGATGACGTTCATCTGATTGCATCTGCTCTCCTGCCTGAATAGTACGGCGAAGTAGCTTAGGCAGGTCTAGATCATAAAATTCACGTTTGTAGTTTGCTGAATCGATAAAGTCATATATATCTACTCCATACTGTCTTTTTTCATCACGATCAAAAGTTGTGTTTACCGGAGAACCAGGATAGTAACAGTTAGTGTCACCATAACGATGATTAAAGTGTAGATCGCCAAGTAAACACAAGCCCCAAGGTGCGAGACGGGAGAAATCATATTCCGGCGTAATATGCGGCGGAACTTCTCCTCTAATGTGTGTAACGAGTATATCGCCTGGGACTGGTGTTGGTAGATTATCTGTTTGTACTTCGCCATACGGGAAAAACTGGAACGATACGCCTCGGATAGTCGCACGTCCGTTTCTAGTAAATACCACCACGTTCTCATTTTTGATAGCGTTCTTTTCAGTAAGGTGCTCAAAGAAAGATTCTCCTTTTCTAGTAGCTTCGTGATTGCCGGGGATGATGAATGTGGGGATTGAGACCGAATTGATATAACTCAAAAATAGAGAGATTTCATCTGGTTCTGGTTTTTTATCAAAGATGTCTCCAGCGATTATATGCACATCCACGCGTTGTTCTAATGCGAGTAGTTTACGAAACATCTCACGAAATCTAGACGTCTGCCAATCGAACGGCACTTTCTTTTTGTGAAGATTTATGTGCCAATCAGCACTACATAAAATTTTAATCATAAACTACTCCTTATTTTTTGCAAATAATGCATACCAGTTCCAATCAAAAACTGAATCGTCAGTCAATTTAGTTTCAACATTTACTAGTTTAGGAACTCTAATAGGTACATGTGACCCCCAAGATGGATACCGAAAAAGCACATGAAATCCCTCAAATATCATAAACTTTATAAAGTTATCATAATCAAATAAGCCAGGATAAAAGAAGTGATGCTCCATTCTCCAGTTTGGGATAGAGACAAACACAAACCCTTTTTCACTACATAAGTTTTCTCTACATCTTTGCAAAATTAAACTCGGATTTCTGATATGTTCTAAAAAGTCATTCATTACAATCATATCATATTTATCTTTTATTTCTGATACATCAAATGAATCAAATAAGTTTTGTGTGTAAAAATGCCTACCCCTATATTTTCTACGTAAAAAAGCTCTTTTAGCACTGTCTCCGTCTACTCTATCATATATCAGTTCAGAGCTCTTTCCTAGCATAGAGCTATTTTCTAGCACAAGGTCACCTAACCTTCCTGGCCCTGATCCTATGTCTAATATGCTATTAACTGGTCCATGATCTTCTACTATACCTAACACAATATTGGCTTCGTGTTTATATCTAACTTCCCACCCGCTAGGATCCATCAAGTCATAGTCATTATCCCAGTAGGTATCTATATTTTCTGGTTTAGCAACATAACTTTCGCTTCCCTCGTGTAAAAATCGCTCAAGTCCGATTTGATCTGACATTTTTTAATTTGCCCTTTCGTAAAAAATATGCTAATTTATGTTTTCTAGCAAGTGAACAACGTAGCACCGCAGGTGAAGAGCTGTTGAACACGGTTTGAATTGCTATTTTCTAGCTTTAGTCTCGGAGAGACGCAGCCGTGGCAACGGAGTTGCCTTAGCGTCACGTCACTCCTATACCTATATTTCAAGGTATTGAAAATCTTGTGTATACCACATAGCAAAAGTATATCTCTCACCTTTAGTTACCTTCGTAACACCATGAACGAAGTTATCATTAGAAGGAAATAATAACAGAGTGTTAGCTACTGGCTTATAGGCCCAGTCTAATCTAGGAAAATAGATCTCTCCACCTTCATACAAATCATTAATATAATATATACCAGACCAAGTTCTAAAGGAAGTTGGATGGTTAGTTTTATTTCCGTCAGGCCAAGAATTATCAGAATGTGCTGTCATTTCTCTGCCCATTTCCCACCTAGTTAATTCTGTATTATCTGGAAAATGTAACTCTTTAGTATAATCATGAATTAGCTGTTGTCCTAAAAATCTACAGGTATTCATGTACATTTTAAATGTATATCTAATTTCATTCTGTGAGTCTAATAACTTAAATGGAATAGTTCTTCCTGCAAATTCTTTAATAGTCTGAGACTTCATAAAATATTCATTTTTAAATAAATGTTTATTTGCGTTTAAAATTCTACAAAGAGTAGGCCAGTGAAGCTCTTGATCAAAAACTTCTTTTTTAATAATAATTTTATTTAAACACTCCTGACGCTGATCACCAGTAATAGGCTTAAGTTGATAAGTTTTTTCATGCATATTTATTTATCCTTAAATCTGGTCCACAACCACAAAAAGTAAATGGACATTTTATGGAGTTAACTGGTTTAACTAAATCTCTTTTATAGATATTTCCCATTTTTGCTTTTGGGTAGTTAAGTAAACAAGCACTTGGAAATACATCTCCAGTCGGTTTTATATGAAGCCGTAACTGTCCTACATCGCACTTCATTCCTTTAAAATTTGTAATACCATTAGAAAAAAACTCTGTAATAGTACTAAAAGTTTTTTCTTTTCCATCTGTATAAACAACTTTTGTAATATATTTCATATCTGGTTTTTTTGCACAAGAGTCTTTTATAATCTTACTTTGTTCCTCAGTATATTTAATTAACTCCGTTGCAACGGTATTTTTAGTAGTAGCTTCATCTTTTATATAAGATATCTCAGCTGTGTCTAAAAAATCAACACTTTTTCTCGCTGATAATACTTTATCCCAGTAGCGGAGGTCTCCGAGAATAGAAACTGATCTAAGGTGACCACTTTCATGAATAAGCTTAATCTTACTTAGTATTTCTTTTTCATCTGCGAATTGAGGGTGCCAACTGACGTCTATACAGTTTTTTGGTATTAGTCTTGTAATTTTCTTTTCTAAAGTCTTTTTAGGTATTGATAAATTTGTTATAACTTTTGGAGTAAAATTTAAATCATATATGATATTTAGAAGAGAGTCCCAATCTTTGTATAACATTGGTTCTCCTCCTAGAAGATCTATTCTAGCAATTTTATTACCAAGGTAATTTTTAAGATACTCTAAAGCTTCTTTATATTGATCTAAAGACTGAAAATGAGTGGGACCATTATTGTTGTAACTTACACAATAACTACAAGAATAGTTACATCTCATAGTGAGGTCCCACTCTATTTCTACTTGATACTCTGAAAAAGTTGTTATTACAGACTCTAACTCAGTTGTTTCCGATAATTTTTCCAACATCACCTTCAAAAGTATAACTTCCAACATGGTTTAATTTAGTGTTTGGGTCTAACCAAATTTCACCACCTATTTTTTGCCATCTTCGGCAGAAAGTATAATCTTCTGATAAGTAACGATTATCATCAGGGTCTAACCATGTATCAAAAAGAGCATAGCAATACTTATTATATTTTTCATCGATATTTGAGTCATTACGGTAATGAAGCTCAGGATATGCTTGTATCATTTTTTCAAGCACTTCTCTTTTAATCAAGAAAAAACCGGTTGAGGCGTCAAGCACTTCTACTGCACCATTTTCTACTCTGACCTGTTTTGTATCTATATCTTGAAATTTAAAATTAATAGCATACTGAATAGGAAGTGCTTTTTTTGGATAAGCAGCGGCCATTATTGGTTTGTCATACGCTAAAGCTCTAAGAATAGAATCTGAATCAAATTCAATGTCAGAGTCAATAAATAGTAAATGTGAACAGTCAGATTCTAAAAACATTGCTGTAAGGATATTTCTTGCACGAGTAACTAGTGATTCATTACGTAAAGTAGTTACTCTAAAGTTAATTCCGTGTCTCATTAAAGTTTGAGAAGCACGAAACATTGACAGGAAAAATTGATCTGTTAACATACCTCCATAACAAGGGGTGGCAAAGAAAATGTTATGTTCTCTTAGTTTTTCTAAATCAATTGTTGCTTGATTACCTTCAACAGTTTTAAAGGCACCGAAAGAACGTTCCTTCGGTGCTTCTTTACCGTCAGCAGGTTTCATGTCTGCTAAGGATTTTTTCATTATGCTAAGTCATCCACATCTTCTACAGGTTTAAATTCGTCGGAAACGTCTCCAGCGAAGTAGGCAGTATTTTGAAGCAACCATTCTTTTTGCTCATCATAAGTTTGACGCTTATAAATCTTGCTCAAATCAAATAACTCAAGCTCTTTTTCTGCATCTGTAAGAGGTGCATTATTACGTGCTGGAATAATTGAGTATTTAACATTTTGTGGAAGAGGTCCTGTTTTTTCTTTTTTAACAGTAATATCATAACCATTAGCAGGATCTGCTGGATTTCCATAGTCAGGATTAGTTGCATAATCTACGATTTGAGAATAAATTGTAGCGCGAAGGTCAAATAATTTAATCTGTCCATCTGCACGATCAATCACATTACAAACATAAGAAAACTGAGGTTTATCTGCATAGATAGCTTCATCAATTTCTTTAAAAGGGTCTTGAGCTGAGTTATCAAAACTCTCGTTCTCTCGACTAAATTGAAGACATTCTACAGGCATCTTCTTACCTTCTTTTGTTACTACCCAGTAACAGTAACGAGGCATGACATCTCCAATTAATCTTATTTTAGTATCACCGATACCCATAGTAAGTCTTTGGATTTCTCTGCGTTGTTGGTTGCCAGAAGTTTGCTTACCTTTGGCTTGATCCCATGCGACCATTTTGTTTCTCCTTTATTGAACGTTGGTTCTTAAGTGTAGGATTTCCTCGAAACCGAGGACTCTGGTAAAAAATAAATTTTATCGTCTTTTATTTCTATGTAAGGGCTTTTTATTTCTTTCTTAACATAACTCGTTGCGATGTAGTCTTGAGCTTCGCTAATTCTTCGCATAGAGAGTAGCTGTAAATATTCTATTTTTTTACTAATACTTACATTGTGTGTCAAAAACCATGGGTTACAAAAATAACTCATAGGCTCCTTTGTTTTATAGTTACAAACCAGTCTATCTTTTTTCTGCTCCAATAAGCCAGCGGTAAATAAAAACATAGGAATATGGTTTACATTTAGTGCTTTCATCAGCCCCTTAGTTGTTCTAGCATTATACAATTTAGTTTGTGCAAATGCCAAGACAAGAATTGCTGCCTGATCCTTTCTTGCCTTTGCTACTAATTCGTACCAGTTAAAGTATATAATATCCACGTTGTTTATACCACTCAAAACGTTTAGTTTGCTGCCTGGCAACTATCCCACCCGACAACCACCAGTCTACTATCATAGGGACTTGTTTATCAGGGTGTTCACGAATAATGCGACCAACTCGCTGTTCAAGCTTAATAGGATTATTAGAAGGACAAGTAAGATACAATGTATCGAGCCTATGACAACTAATCCCTTCATCAAAAAGTTTTGTTGATAAGACTGCTTTATACTTTCCTCCAACCCCCGAAAGAACATCTTTTCTAGTTGATTCATCTGTTTCTCCTATTAAACATATACTATCAGGAATTAACTCCTGTAAGTCTTTTAACATTTGTACTCTTTCACCCAAAATAAGAGGACATCTACCAGAGACTATCTGACTTTTGGCAAAATTAGCGATAGCTTCCAAGTAATCTTTATTACCACAAAGTTTGTTCAACTGGCGCGACCAATCTCTCTTGGGGTCAATTACTGGGAATCTAAAGTCCGTTCTTTTTATCTGAACTATAGGATCTTGTAATTGTCTTGGATCACGAGCTTGTACTATATAGGGTGAGAAATAGTCAGCTAAGAAAACATGCTTGCCGTCTTTACGTTTTGGTGTTGCTGAAATACCGATTTTTACTTTTGCGTTTAGTGAGTTAAGTGCTGTTGAAAACATTTCTGCAGGGCAAAGATGAGCTTCATCTACTATAACTGTAGAAAAAGAATTTTCTAATTCATCTCGTCTATTATATATAGATTTGTAAATACCAACTGTAATATCCTGTACATCCATTAATCCATCACCTATTCTACCTATTTTAGCTGACGGTAGTTGACGCTCTAACTCTTCTATCCACTGTCTAAATAATAGTTTAGTGTGGACCATAACTAAAGTTTTTGTGTTATTTTTAGATATAATTTCGCAACCTGTAAAAGTTTTACCCCAACCACAGGGAGCTTGTAATATACCAGACCTAGCTCTACCTCTAGATAAGAATTTATCTGCTACCTCTTGCTGTTCCCATCTTAATTTACCTATAAATTCATGTTCATTATCCATTTGAACAAAATTGCGATCATCCTCAAGTTTATCCCAGGTTAGCTTATGATAAGAGTTTGAAGGCACAACGTAATAATCATCATCCTCTGATATAGTAGTTAACCATTCATCTCCATTATCATATGTATATAAGCTTAAGAGTTGATCTACGTCTATAACATCTTCTTTTTTGATGTAAATCTTCTCTGCTAAGTATATTTTTTTCACATGAGCTTTACTGAGAGACAAAGGCTTTCTCCTGTACGAAAGTTCCTGCTGTTTTTCTGTTTCCTTCTTGCCACCCCCAACTAGTTAGTATTGATTTTATATCGTTATTAAATTCCATACTCCCACATATCATCACTTTATTTTTATTAGGATCTAAGTCTGTTGGTGTTAGTACCATACCGGCACTAATCATCTCAGTGATTCGCTTGTTTAAACCTTTCCAAGTTTTATCTTGCGTTACGATTGGTATAAAATTAATTGGAAGTGTACGAAGCATTTCTTTATACACATTTAAATCGTTACTTCTACGAACACTCCACATAAGATTTATTTTATTAAACTGTTCATAAGTATAACCATCTTTTAGAATAGAAATAAACGGGGCAACACCTGTGCCTGTTGCTAATAACCATAAACTACCTCCTAGCTCAATATTAGCCAGTGTTAGTGTGCCTGAAGTACGTTCATTAATATATAACACATCTCCCGGCTCATATCTAACTAATTCTTGGGTTAACTCTCCGTCAGGCACTTTGATACTAAGAAACTCTAAATAATCATCTCCAGGACCGCTCGTTATACTATAGGCACGTTTAACACTATTTTCTCTGCAACTGATCATAACAAACTCTCCCGCAGTAAATCGAAAAGTATTAGGCCTATTAGTACGGATACGAAACATACTCTGACTATAATGTTGAACTTCAATAACTAATAACTTTATCATATCCTAACCTTATCGCTTCCTCCCGCAGGTATTTTTACTCCTACAACGGTAAACTTCTTTGTTATGGCGACAAGATCATTTATTTCGCCCTGTTTAATTACTATTATATTACCCTTTTTTACTTTTTTACCTTTTATAATACCTTTGCCTCTTAAAACTAAGATAACTTCAGTGCACTTAGTATGATAATGGGGGTCTGTATGGCCTTTTTTGATCTTGTTATAACACACTTCTACAGTAGTTGATTTCACTACAGCAGCATCAAAGTTACCAATATACCAACCGTTTTTACCTGCATTCTTAAGTTTTGTTATCTGCATTTTTATTCTTTATTTTCTAACTTTGCTTGTATATGCTCTTTAATGTCTACTACTTTGTCTGTCTGTATAATTGCAAGTATTGTCTCTGTAAGCGTTTTCTCTTTATACAAATACCCAAGACGTTCCTGTATTTTATGTAGTTCTTTCTCGTAGTATTCTATCTCTTGTTCTTTACGCAGTCGTTGGTCTACTAGATCTGTAATAAGAATTATTTTCTTTTCTTCATCATTCATCATAATCTCTCCGTAGGTTTTCCTGCTTGTGCTAGCATATAATTATTAACTACTTTTACAAGTTCGGTATGCGTGTTATCAAACCATTTTGCTACATGGTAATCGTAGTGCTTTGGTTTTTCAAACACAGCATCTGTATCTTGGTACTGACTCTCTTTTATAGTATCCATCCACACAGTATAGTCAGCATTAAACCAATCTCTAGTAATATGTGTTGGACAAATAAAGTCTGCTACTGCTATTTTACCTGCCATTACTATACCATCTGCAATATGTGTCATACGCAGTGTCTGGCGTAATCTGCCTTTAGTACTAAAATCCCAGTCATCATATTGTTTCCTAACAGCATTAGCATTAAGCCAGATACCTCCAATAAGATTAGCAAAAGGTTCTGCCAAGGTGCTTTTTCCACTACCCGATAGTCCACATATTAGAATCTTCATACTAGTATTTTCTTTCTTAATCCTAGATTTTTGTCATTCATAGTAAACTCTCTTAAAAACCACTCATTTTCCAAACTTATCAGAACCCCAAAAATGTCTTTTGGTATTTCTAACTCTTCTTGTGTTGGTATCTCAAAAGGGTAAGAAATTTTATCAAACCACACAAAATTCTCTCTCACTTTTTTTACAGGAAGTTTTAAAGAGGTATGATAAGACATGTCAGATATATCATGAGGTTTTGCTTGAGAGTCCATTCCCCACTTAGGTCTTTGGAAAACTAATTGTGCTAAATTTTTACAAGTACAATCAAAAGTTAATCGCTTGTCTATTTGTAATAGTCTTGCGAAGTAATCTCCCTCTAGAGCTTTATCATCTATAGTTTCCTTATGACTTTGTAAGGTTCTGTGTGCAAAAATTTTTGTTAAACTAAAGGTAATCTTTTCAGGTTTTTTATACAGTCCGAAAAAAGGATACTTTATATCTTTATAAGTCTTCAAGCTCACCCCAACTAGGACCAATCTCGAAATCTACTTTAATAGGACAGTTTGGAATTGATAAGCCACGGTCTGTTTGAATACATCTACGAGCATTCTCAACATAAGTATCTACTAAGTCTTCTCTAACTTCAGATACGATAGAATCATGTACCACTGTAAAGGGTTTAATAGCCTCAAGATAGTTATTATCTTCAATCCATTTTATTAAGTCAACTACACCTAGAACGTTAATATCTGAAGCTACAGATTGAACTAAAAAGTTAACTCCAGACCGAATCGCATGTTTAGAAACTCCAGGATTTGGGGATTTTGCTTCGGGCAGTCTACGCTTACGACCAAAGAATGAATAAATAAATGCGTGATTTTCTATTTGTGAGTTTGATCCATCAATAAACTTTTTCAGAGCTTTAGCTTCAGAAAAATATTTGTTAATGAACTGTTTAGATTGAGGGATAGATATCTCTTCTCCAGCTTTTGCATCTTTATTAACAGTTTCTGCAATTTTTGCAGGACCTGCTTGGTACATGATACCAAATGTAATAGCCTTAGCATACTGTCTTTGCGCTGGATATATTTTTTTAACTTCATCAACATCACACTCTAGATTAAACATTTGTTTCGCAACATAAGAATGAAAGTCGAGTTTATCAATAAAAGCTTTTTGAAGAAACTGATCTCCTGATAACATAGCTGCATAATATACCTCAGCAGTTCCTAAATCACACTGGATTATCTTATATCCTGGTCTTGCTTTGAACAACTTTTTGATGTCTTTGTTATCGCGTGGAATATTCTGATAGTTGAGGTTTCCACTGCTAGATAAACGCCCAGAAGTAGTGCCGTGAATATTAAAGCCAGAACGAAGGCGACCATCTTTATCTACTCCTTTTCTAATATTAGAAATGTAGGTACCTGCTAGTTTACTCTTTTCTCTCAAGTCAAGAATAGCATCTGCTAAAGGGTGACCCATGTTTGCAAGAACTTCTTTATCTGTTGAAGGAGCCCCTGTTTCTGTTTTCTTAGTTACTTTCATATTTAGAATATTAAAGAACAGTTCTCTAAGATGATACGTAGAATTAGGATTAAAATCTTTACCCTGAGTACGTTCAAAGCGTTGAACTGCGTCACTCATCATAATTTCTTCGTGACACTCTTCCATATCAATAGTGTACTGTTCTGTGAGGTGTGTGACTTGTTCTATATTAATTGGGCCACCATTCTTTTCAAGTCTTTTCATTGCATGGGTAGCGGGCATGAGAATATTTTTGTAAAGAGATAAGAACTCTTCACTTTTTTGTACTAAAGGCCAGAATTTCATATATAGCTGAAAGGTTGCATCAGCATCTTTACAAGCATAAGGAGCTAGAATATCACTAGGTAACATACCATAATTAAAATCTGCTAGTTTAACTTTATTTTTACGCGCCCAAGTTTTTTTATAGTCATCTAATTCTCTTTCGTAATCACCCAAATCTGTAAATCGTAGGGCTAGAGGTTTAAGACCGTGGGTACCAACAGACTCTTCTAGACAGTAATGTAAAAGCATTGTATCTTCATAATCAGGAAATTCAAAACCAAGCTCTGTTTCCATATAGTTAGTATCAAATTTTGAATTATGGAAGATACACTTACGGTTAACAAACAACATATGAAACCATTGTTTGTTTGCCATAACGACATCAATTGATACATATAGACCTTGATGTGGTCTAGTTGAAATAGCGATACCTAGAATAACACCTGTGTGCGGAGATACTGATGTTGTCTCGATATCAACTACAAGAGTTGGGGCATCTTCAAGTTCTTGTTTATATTTAGCGAATTGTTCTGCCGTTTCTATAAAACAATAGTCTTTTTCATGTGTTTGTAAATCTTCTCCAGCAAGTAATTTAGGTATCTGAGAAAAAGCGCGTTGAATCTCATCTTCCATCTGTGGCTTGATAATACAAATATTAGGATGCATAATAGGAAGATATTTCTTCTCAATAAATACACCGTTGTACTTTTGAATACCTGTCATACCAGCAACGTACTTAAGAGCATCTGCTCCGATTGGACACATGATCTTGTATCCTGAAAGCTCATCCATGTCCAGATCAATATCTTTTTTAAGAATTTTGTCTTTCGATCCTGAGTGTAGAAATTTAGTATCGTAATCTACGCCTTTTAGATATTTATTGATAACCTTATCTGGATTTTTCTCTGCTGCACTAGCAAATACAAAACATACTTCATTCATTTTAAATAATTCTCCGCTTGCCTTTGGTTTATATCACCGGGGTCTGTACCCACTGGTAGCTTAATGTTGCGCGAATAAATATCACGAGTATTAAGTAGGTCTGCTATTTTACTAGCAGCCATCTGACCAGGAGCGTCAGGGTCCATTACTATATCAACTCTTGTTACCCCTATACGATCAAGAATTTCTAGTTTTTTTCTATTAAAGTTTGATGCACCAAATATGCATAAAGTATTCTTATATCCCAACTGCCACATATTCAACATATCAAATATACCTTCAACTAGTATTACATAGTTAGTATTTTTAACTTTATCTAAAGGAAATAATATTTCAGACACAGGAGCACCTTGTGGTCTACGATAGTACTTAGGTTTTCCTGCAATCATACCTGCATATCTTCCTTCTATAAATTTAAGTTTACCAAATTGATAGACAGGTATGCAAATATAATCTTTCAGACCAAGGTGTTGAGTTGTAAATGCTTGAAACTCTTTCATAACACTTCCACTTATACCTTTAAACTCTCCATTATAAATATGACGTTCTTCTGGTAAATGAATCTCATCAATTTCTACTAGTTTTCTAATTTTATCTTTAAGTTTTTTAATTTTGAAAGGTTGCTTACTATCAACATCTAGTCTAATAGTTTCTCCTATGGACTGCATAAATTTAGTTACTCCACCAGAAAAGCCACAGCTCCAACAATGGAACATATTTTTTTCTAAATTATACGAAAGACTAGGAGATTTATCTATATGTTCTCCACTAGTACAACTAATTAGAATCTCAGATGGATTATTAGTTTTGCGATACTCAATCCCTCTACGATTTAAAAGATCAACTAAATCCATTACTTACCTATCAACAATATTTTTTTACTATTTTCCATAAATTGTTTTTCGTCTGGAGATAGTACTCCCCAATATCTAAGTAATTGTAAGTATAAATCCCAAACAATTTGACCATTTTTCTTATAGTATCCTGTATCCATCCAATGATGGAGTGCCGCTAGTTTTGCTTTCATAAATCTTTAGAACCTTCCTGTTTATCTGATCCGAATTTTACAGCCGCATGTGGTTTTTCACTCACGACTTCAGACATGTTAGGGTTAATCTTAACACAAGACCAGTCCATGTGTACGTCAAAACTCATATGCCTGCCATTTCTCATTTTTGTTGTGTGTATTGTTATTTTATTTTCTAGTGTGCGTTCTTCTGTTTCAGGTGGTGGAAAAAAGTTAAAACTTCTATCTGCTGAATCTAAAATACCTTTTGCAAATCTTGCTTCCCCAGAAGCATCAATTTGATAAGGAGATATCATAGTAATATCATACTTACGAGATAATGATTTAAGATTATCGGCTATAGTAATCTGTGTTTGCCAATCTTTTTGATTGTCATGTTTAACAATATTGATATAATCTACAACACCCATATTAAAATTAGGGTACTTTGATGCAAACATATTACAGTAGTGATCAATCCTGTTAAGAGTGAGAGACTCATCATCAATCATGAATAATCTATGCTCTTTCATATCTGGCTTTTCAATTTTCACTCTTTTTTCAAAGTTTTTAAAATCTTTTGTATACTCTAAATGCTTCATCAAATCATCTACTTTTTCTGAGGGTTTATAGAATGTATCAAATTTTGCCTTTGCTAATTGTATTCTTTGCGTGTCATTTAGTTGATTTCTAAAAATATCAAGAAAAGGAACTCCTGATACGATTGCTAATACCCTGTCATAGACTTCTTTATAACGCATTTCAATAGTAAAAAATGCTACAGTATTACCTTGTAAAAACCTATTGATAGCTAAGTTTAAAGAAATAATTGATTTACCTGAGCCTCTTCTGCCACCCAATAGAATAAGTTCTTGTGTTGCAAAACCCCCGTTTACAGCATCAAATTCTGATGATAGTCCTGATGGATAAATTCTAAAATCATCTTCAGACGGAAAGAAATCTAGTTCTGCAATATCATAAAGTTCGTCGTCATGGGGAATAGCTTGATTAAGATGTAACAAATGATTTTGAAACTTATCTACAACCTCCACTTTCTCAAGATCATCTAAATCATCTACTAGTTTATCCATAAAGTGGATAGTCTCATCTCGTATATAGTAGTCTTGTAGTTGTGCTACTAAAAACTCATCTGCAATTTGTTCATTTTGATTATCTTCTGAACAAATTTGGTTTTCAATATACTCTTGTAAGCCAGTATCCTTCCGTAACGCAAGAATCTCATCTGTAGAAGGCAGACGAGTATTAGCTTTATAAAAAGATTTAATTTTATCATATAATACTGAGTTAATACCTGTAAAATATTGATTCAGTAGTTTAGAGTATAGATCATTACTCTGCGTATCTAATAATCTACGCAGAGTAAGCTTTTGTAGGTCAATTGCCATTAAGTAACCTTAACAGGGAATAGTTTATCACGAGTGACGGTTTTATAACCGCCATAATCATCTGTTTTATAAATTAGGTAAGATTCTCTACCTGTTTCTTCAATAACTTTACTAACTTTTTCGCGTTGATGTAAAAAAGCATTTAGTTTACGAGTAGGCAAAACTTCTCCTTCTAACATCCAATAAATTTCATAATGAACGCCTTGTGCAGGTTCTGAGTACTTGCCTGACATACCATTACGACCCGGTTTAAAGGGGTATATTTCAACATATTTTTGAAAGCCGTTTTCATGTGCCTCTAGCCACTCTTCGTCGTACACTTCACGAACATCTGCAAAAGTATTTTCTGCAGCTAGGAATACTTTATCGCCTTTAACAAATTTAACTTCTAAATCTTGAATAACGTGATCTACTTGTGCGGCTTTGCCTTTGCCTCTAGCGCGGATAGGCACGTTCATGTCGATTAGAATTTTTTTGATTCTTTGTGGAGAGATGTGAAACTGTTTTGCTAATGCGGATTGAGTTTCACCCCCAAGGTACGCGTCTGCAATACCTTGTTTTTCAACTTTAGTAAATATCTTATTGCGAGCTTTCTTTTTTAATTCAGCTTCGCGTTCTAATTTTTCATGGAATTCTTTAATGATGTTATCAAGACGTTTTGTATTATAAGCAATACCAAGATGTTCACAAACAGACTTCTTAGTCTTATTTGCTTTAAGCATCCAGATAGCTTGACGAATTTTCGCTTCTGTAATTTCTGCCATTGATATCTCCTGTAAATTATGCCTAATTATAACAATTTAAGGAGGACTGTGCAAGATATGATTTAATGAGTTATGAGATCATCATCGGCATAATACATATCTGCAATGATGTTACGGATAAATCCTTTATCAGTATAAACTATTGTAAATTTTTCTTGAAAAAACTTATTACTTCTATACATTTTTTCTACATAAAAAGAACTATTATAATACTCAAGTAATTCTTCAAACTCACTAGAGTTTTCTTTCACTTCTGGAAAATATTTTCTAGCTATTTTACGATAATACTCTACTCTTACTTTTGGTTCTAAAGACAGAACAGCATCGAGAGTAGAATCTTCTAAGTCATCTAAGAGAAAGGGTGTCATTTACTATTACCTACAATTTTTTCATAATACTCTTTAGACCAAGAATCATAATAAGAGGTTTTATGTAAATGTTTTCTTGCATCTATTAATCCTTTTTTATCTTGAATTAAGAATATAACATATTTTCCATTACTTGTGCTTACTCCGTCTATATATCCTGGGTCGTCAGGGTGATCTAAAAGAGTGATAGTGTCTTTTGCATGTAAATTACAGTTATATTCATAGTATTTAGCTTCATCTACTGTTATATACTGATTAGTTGGCAAGCATATAAACAAATCATATCTATGATCAAAAAAACCAGCTCTCATTTGTAGAGACAACCTGTCTTCATACGGATAAATCCAGTATTTTGCTTTTTTTGCATAAGGGCAGATAGGGTGTTTTGTATTTTGTACTATACCAATCCTTTGTATCCATTCTTCTATGTCTTTTTTATGATTAGAGATATCTTTCACGGGAGCCTTTTCTTTTTAAATCAAGAGTTAAACAATGAGTGCCTCCATCCCAGAACAACCTATGTCTAAAAGGACACACTATGGGATTAATCTGTCTTTTTTCTAGCTCTTTAAAAACAATCGGGTTATGTCCAGAAAAAATAACATTACTTTCATCTACTACTAAACAATTCACATCAAAATATGTTTCTTTAGAGTAGCCCATGAGAGAAGTAAACCAACTATTTAAAAAGTTAAACCATTCTTCATCATTATACTTTTTATCCTCAAAAGCATAAGAACATGTCTCTTGATAACCCTTTTTTTGTCTTAAAAAAGTTTGAAAATTTAGAGAGCGTTTCATTAAGTCTTCAGGATCTACTTTTATATAATCCCACCCAGAAAAAATATTTTCAGAATAGTGACTATCTTCTGCTCCATGAAGAATTAAACCAGGTTTTAAAATCGCAAACACTGAATCTGCGTGAGATAGCTTATTTTTAAATTTAAAGTCGTGAGTTTTTGTATATATAATTTTATAACCTAAAGGCTCAAAATATGTTTTAAGTTTTTCAACATGTTTCGGTCTATTTGAGAACTCGTTGTTATCAACTATAATATGTTCACCCAACCTTACTATAGATGAACAATCTATCTTTTTAAATACAGGGTCTGGTAAAAAATGTTTTTTATAATGAGATAGCGGCAGCGCAAAACCTTTACCTAGAGAGGTGTGCCACTGTCCAAAAATAATTTTATTGTCTATGACAATTTGATCATCTCTAGGAGTCATTAGATAACCTCCTGCAAGATGATGCCCCATTCCTTTTACATATGCATCTTTAGAAGGTCTTCTTACTGTAACTCCTAAAGATTCTAAGGTTTTTACTAATGTCTGATAATCTTCTTCAGTCTCATCTATAAGATGAGTCATCAGACTTCTTGTTTGTTTCGTAAAAGGGATATCTAGAGAGTCTATAAAGTTATTATCATAACACCTACCTATCAACACTTCTTCTAAAGGTTGAAACTCTGTATATGCCTGTGGTTTTTTCATAAAAATAAGGGATGGCATATCTGCCACCCCTCCTTAACAATTAAAAGTTAAGATAGTGATTACTCACCAGCAGCTTTAGGTGTGTAATCAGCACAGCTCAAACCCCGGCGGGTAAGTACTGTTTTGACACCACGAACTGTTTTGTCAAAAGATGTTGCAATCTCTTCGACAGTCTGATCAAGCATATCATCGATACCCTCATATGGGTCAGACTTAACAGCTTTTTTATCACGCTGAGGAGCCTTGAGGCCCATTGACAGCAACTTGCCACGGATAGAGTTAACAGAACGACCCATTGCGTCTGCAACTTCTTCAAGGTAAGATCCGCCCTCGACCATTGAAGTGATCTTAGCTTCTTCGTCCTCAGAGTAAGTACGTGGGGTAACCTTTTTCTCAGCTGGCTTGACATGCGAGGTCATTTCCAGTGAGAGAGCTTTACCATTGATCTGACGTGCAGTAAACTTACTACCAGCAAACTGGTCAGCGATTTCTTCGGCAGTCAGATTGCCAGAATTTGCTTCCAAGAAAGATGCAAGAGCATCAGTTTCGTCAGCAGAAAAGACAGGAGCTGCTCCTGGCTTTTTAGGTACGTCGTAACCCAGCTTACGCAATTTAGCTGTTACAGAACGACGCGGAAAATCGAACTCACCCATGAGTGATTCGATAATTTCTTCGGTTACACCTGAACCTGCAACGTCGTGCATGCGAGTAACCATTTCATCAGTATATTCAAACTTAGACATGTATTTGTTCCCCTTGAACTTAAGTTTTGTTGAATTTTCAAGAGTTTGTTTTTCTCTTGACTTTATATAGAGATATTACAGAAAAACTTTATAACAAGCAACTGAAATGTTGCGGATTTTGGTATCCTGGTTCTTTTTCTTTTTATTAAAAATCACCAGATAACACATTTTTTTGGCTTGACCAATAGTCAATGATGGTTATACCAAGAGTAACAGCACGCTTATATTTAGATGACGTTGTATCACCGCCAGTAATAAGAGCATAACAATCTTTAGTGACAGTTGATGTTACTTTGAATCCTAACTTATCTAAGCGATCACCTAGATCATTACGTGTCATATCCAGTTTGCCTGTAATACACACTTTTCGAGCAGGAGTTCCTACAACGTCTTCAACCGTGACATTCTGTTCAAGTTGAAGAGGTAGAGTATGTACCCACTCTTCGTTTTCGTCAAGCCAAGATAAAACTGATTCTACTGTAGAAGGACCTATACCTTTTATTTCTGTGGTTTCAATGTCTCTTAGATTTCTAAAAGCTGGAATCTTACTGACTATAAGTTTAGCCGCTCGTCTACCAACTCCAGAGATACCAAGGGAAGCAAGAACAATATCATAAGGTTTAGTTTTAGTTCTTTCTATCTCAGCTTCGACCTTAGAGCCATTGGCTCCAAGTTTATCCCAGTTTTGATCTTCAAAAAGATCTACTGGATGAGTAAGCCCCATCTTTTTAACAGATGCGGGGCCTAATCCTTTAATCTCTAAAATTCTTATAAAATACTCTAAAAATTTTATAGAACTTATATTATTCTTATCAGTAACCATTAGTCTAGGACCATCTCTCTTTGTCTGCACACCAATGGTCTGTTCAGCATGATTTTTATTAATTTTTATTCCGTGTTCAGAATGGTCAACTACTCCAATAAATTTAGGTATTACACCACCAGCACGCTCAATCTGAATTGTATCACCTAGCCCAAGACCGTGTTCTTCGATAATACCTATATTATGAAGAGTAACACGAGATATAGTGGCGTCATCTAAAACAACAGGGTCTACAACACCTGTTGGGTTTACGGTGCCTGTACGACCTACTACCCATAATACATCTTGCAAAGTTGTAGTTGCTGTCTCAGTCATTCGTTGTTTTAGAGCTACTGCAAATCTTGGATATTTAGAGGTATATCCTAGTTGTTGTGATTTAGCATAAGAGTTACAACGATAAACTATACCATCTTTTGGATAATCCCAAGCTTGTTCTTCAAGCACTGTAAAAAATCCTGCGTTTTTGAGTATTTTCATTCTTGGCTCATAA